CCAATCGAACAGTCGTAAGGGGTTGCCATGTCAGACCTTCTTCTTCACGGGGGCGGGTGCGTAGTTGTCGGGCTGTTCGGCGAGCAGGGCGGCCTGCGCGTCCGGGACGTCGAACTCCTCACCGGCCTTCACCGGCCGGCCGATCAGAGGAATGTCAACGACGTCGAACGGGCCGACATAGACGAAAGTGGGCACAGGGAAACTCCGGTCAGTTAGATACGGACTCGGGCAGTCACAGTCGCATCGATCTCAGCGACACGGCCACGAGCAAGGTCATCCGGGTCCGCGCCCTCAACAAGCTCAGCGGACGTCACACGGCAGTCACGAACCACACCACCGAGCGTGATCTGCACCGACGAAACAGTGCCCGGATCCTGCACATACTGCTCAAGCAAACCCAGCAAGTAGTAAGCGCGTTCCGTCACCGTCTGCTGATCGGTGCCGCCCCGCCAGCACGAGAACTGCACCTGGCAAATGATCGTCTCCTCACGGGAACGCTGCGCCGACATCGTCGACACTTCCTGCGAGAACGACACGTCACGTACCGCGACAATGTCGTCGTCACCGATCGCGCCGGGGTGGCCGTAAGTGACCCGCACGCCCGAAGGCATTACTGCCGTGATCGCCGTGAACAGTGCAGCCTTGAACGCGGGGGCCTTGCTGACGCTCACAGCGGCAACCGGAACGAATCAAGCGGGCGATACACCCAGTCCGGTAGGGCGTCACCGGCCGTGTAATCCGATGACTGCCCGAAACCGGGACGCGGGCCCTGCTGCTCCGACTGGTACAGCCACTTGGCGATGGCCTTCACTCCACGCTTCGCAGCGCTGGGGGGGTCGGCGTATCCGGCGACGTAAGTCACCACGACCGTGCCATCCGGCCAGCAGTACGGCGCCACAGCGGTGCCCCGGTACAGGACACCCGACGACTCCCGCACGAAGTAGTCCGTGGCAGCCAGCGTCGCGCCGTTCTCCACCACCGACGTGATCGACAGGCACGGGGGCTGCCGCAACAGGATGCCGACCGAGCCGCCCGCGTGCGTTTCGACGACCGACTTACGGCGCAGCGCACGACCCACCCGACGCTCAGCCAGATCCGTCGCCTCGTCCAGAATCTCCCGCAGCAACTCGTCGTCCGTTGTCGCCGTCAGCTTCAACGCCGTCCGCAGTTCCGCAAGGGACACCACCGGCAGCAACGCCGGATCCGCCACATCCAGCACAACCGTGTCAACGCCGACAGCAGCACCCGACACAACCAGTCGCGCAGTATGCCGACCGACCTGCACAGTCGGATACGCCACGTCATACAAACCCGTCGACGTGTTAGTCAACGACGGCGCCGCCGTAGTGCCATCCGGCAGCGTCACAGTCAACGCCGTCGTTGCGTTCGTCAACGCGCCGTTCACCTTCACCGTAAACCGGTGCGTCCACACATCACCCAGGTCGATACTCACAGCGGCGCTCCCTGGATCGTGGTGGTGAACAATGGCGCCGACTCAACAGACGTACCCGACGTGAGAGGCGCGGACGACAACACCGAAGCGCTCGCCAACGCAGACGACTCAACAGACGTACCCGACGTGAGAGGCGCGGACGACAACTCCACCACCGTCAGCGGCGCCGACGAGACAACCGCCGGCGTACCCGGCGGAACCTCAACACCACCGAACAGCCCATCCCACGTCTGCGTCCCGCTCCACGGCTGCGCGTTGTTCCACGTCAGCGTCGCCACGTCACGTCCCCGAAGTCGAGTCCAGCGCCCTCGCCGCGAGACGGATCAGGGTGTTCACCTGACGGGTCAGCGCCTTGATCTGAGCCGTGTTCTGCGCCGTCGTAGGCGCCGAGAGGGCCAGGTACGTCGCATTGGCGGCCAGTGCGGGCGCGGCCTTGGCGATCAACGCCAGACGGTTCGTCTCCGCGGTCTGCGCTGCGATGAGCGAGGCCGCGTCGGCCTGCTCCTGAGGGATCCAGCCTCGGCGCGCCGCCTCCGCGACCTGGGCGGGCGTCAGCCGGCCCGCGTCGGCGAGGGCTGCGACACGATCCGCGAGCGTCTGTGCCGTCATGACAGCACAGCCACGATGATCGCGTCCAGCTCCTGCACGCTTACCTCAACCCGCGCCAACCGCTCGCCGATCGTGGGCGGCGACGACTGGGCAGCCAGCCACTCAGCCTTGGAGATGGCAAGCGACTCCGCGACGTCGAGCGGTTCGACGCGCCACACGCCAGGGGCATCGAGGTAGTGATGTCCGTCGCTGTCGACATAGTCGACGAGGATGCCGTCGTGCGTGTAGGTCTCAGCGATACGCACCATCGTCACGACTTCCTGAGAGCAGCGATCGGGACGATGTTGGTCTCCGCCGTCGCGGGAATCGGCCCCCACATCGTGGAGAGCGTGCCCGTCGACCAGCCGAAGTTGTCACCCGCCGAACCGTCAAGGTTTGGAAGGGAACCGATGGCGCCGTTAAAACTACCGAGGTCGAACGGGATGGGAGTCGCACCCTCAACAGTCGCCGACCCGCCGTCCAACCCAAGCGCCAGCGTGTAATACCCGGTGCTAGGGACAGTCCAGTTGCCCGAGAACGACAGGGTCACCACAGTGCCGTCCGAACCGGCAGACGCGGAAACCTCAGTCGCCGAAATCTTCGAGTTGGTCGTGCCGTAGACCGCCGCGCGCACCGTCGTACCCGAACCCTGCACGACCACCCGGTAATAGATGCCGGTGAACACAGTCCCCGACTCAAGCCACAGCGTCCACCCACGCAGCTTGCCCTTCGTGGTGTACGTCTGCCGCGTGTTGTAGAGCCCCTGAACATAGGCGCCCGTATAGAACGCGGAGGGATCGGGCCACGGCGACCGAATCGTCACGCTCGTCTTCGTGTTCCCGGCATCATCCGCGGCGACAACACCGGGGCCGATGAAGTCGAGGACGGTACGGGCAGTCAGGGACGTGCCCTCGTTCTTCACCGTCGCATAACCGCCGCCGCCACCGCTCGGGGCGGTCCACGTACCGTCAGCCTTCAGGAACTTACCCGCAGCCGCATCACCAGACGCAGGCGCAGGAACCAGGCCCTTCGTTCCACCCGAGCCAGAGTCACCGACCACCGCATTCGCAGCAGCCGTCAACGCCGCCGCATCAGCCAGGGTCAGCAACGCCCTGCCATACGTCGTCGTCGTCAACGCGGCGATCGCCGTCAAGTCCGAGTCGAGAGGCTGAGACGCCGACTGCGCCGCAGCCGCAGCACCAGCCGCGTCGAACGCCGACGACGCCGACGTCGCCGCCGTACCAAGGCCCAACGCCGTCCGGCCAGCAGCAGCATCAGCGAGAGCAAGCAACGCCCTGCCATACGAAGTCGTAGTCAGCGCAGCGATCGCAGTCAGATCGGAGTCTACCGGCTGAGACGCAGCAATCGCCGCAGCCTGAGCCGCAGCAGCAGCGCCCGCCGTCTCCTTGCCCGCCACCGTCGAGTCCAGCGCATTCAGTCGCGCCACCACCGTCGCAGACGCACCCTTAGGGTTCGTCCCCAACTCGGTGGCGATCGCCTCAACCTCGTCGGAAATCCCGTCAATGACCCCGGAGCCAGTGAAGCCGGTCGTGTCCATCGTCGTCGCGCCAGACGGGCGCGGCAACGACGGGATGGCACCGGGGTACGCGGTCAACGGGACTCCTCAACGTGTGCGGCGTGGTGGGGGTTCAGTCGTTGACCGCGGTGCGCTTCCCCGACGGGGCACCGCGCTTCGGCTCTGGTGCGGCGGGCTTGAACTCGGAGCGGATCAGCGCCGCAGTGGCCGGGTCGCCGGCAGCCTCGAGTCGGGCAGCGATCGACTCGAACGACTCGCCCGTGGACTCGTGGAGGCCACGGTAGTTGTCGAGGATCGGGTTGGGCTCGGTCATGGTGTGCCTTTCGTGTGCGATGCCGTGGTGCATCCACCCCGAGTGGGGCGAGCCGAAGCCCGCCCCACCGGAGAAGATGCGCCGCTGACTCAGAAGGTCAGAACGACGGGGCCACGAGGCCGAAGGTCGCGGTGCTGTCGAGTCCACCGATCTTGCCGGTGGCCGCGGGGTACTTGCCCGCGGTGTAGGCGGCGTAGCCGTACACGACCAGGGTCGTGGTGAGCGAGCCACCAATGGTCTGCTCGAAGTTGAGCTGACGCGGCATACCGTCGCCCTCCTCCCACAGGTAGTGAACGTCGGTGTCGACGACCAGAACGACGTCCTCGACGTTGGTGCCGACGTTGATGGGCACGTTGATGTCGGTCAGAACGGGCAGGCCCGAGGAGTGGACGCCGACGAACTGCGCGCCACTGAAGTAGTTCTTGTCGGCGCTGTAGACGCCGGGCTCGCCGATGACACCCACGGCGTTGAAGTTTGCCACCGAGTTTGCCTGGACGACCGGGCGACCCGTGCTGTCGACCTGGCCGGTGAGCCAGCCCCAACGACGCGGGTGCATGACCAGCGCCTTGCCGTAGATACCGGCACCAGCACCCGCAATAGCGGCGATCTGGCCCGCGACCTTGAGTGAGAAGTTGGTGACGGTCGGCGCGGCACCGAACGCTGTGGCCGCGTTGATCGACGCAGTGTTCAGCGCACCGAGAATCTGACCCGAGGAACCGGTGCCGTTGATGAGCTGGTTGTCGAGGTTGGCCGCGTAGGCGCGGGCCAGATCCTCGTACACGACGGAGTCGAGCAGCGCGCCACGCTCAAGAGCCTGACGCGAGACCTGCTGCTGACCGGCGATCGTGCGGACGGGGACCGTGAGGTCCGCCCACACCTCGTCGGTGTTAGTCACGGCCGAGTTCTCCGTGGCCTGGATGCCGGTGGCTGCACCAGTCGTGCCACGCTGGAGAAGGATGTTCATGCCCTGCTCGGGCAGCTGCTTCCGGTTGCAGATGTTGGCGAACGGGCGACCCGCACGCAGCGCCAGAGCGTACTCCTGGGGCAGGTACTGCGGGATGACCAGGCCGGCGAACGCCGACGTGCCGACGGCACGGGTGGACATCTCGCCCTCGACGCGGACCTCGTTCATGTGGCGCTCTAGGCGGTCACGGGCCGAGAAGTCCGAGGCGAACTGCGCGCGGAAGGCGTCGGCGAAGAACGACGTCTCACCCTTGAGCGACGAGTCGCTGGTGTAGGTCCGCTTCTCCGAGGCGACGCGTGCGACCTCGTCGTACTTCGGGGCGGCGGCGTCGGTGGCGCTGATGGTCGCAGCGCGCTCGTCGGCAGCCTCGTCGGCGGCGAGGTCGGCGCGCAGCTGCTCGAGGTCGGCGCTGCGGCTGTCGATGTCAGCGTCGAGGGTGCCGACCTGGGTGCGACGCTCGGCGATGACAGCGTCATCCCGCTCGTCCGCGGACTGGGCGTCGCGGAGCGACGCAGATGCAGCGTTGCGCTGCGCGACGACGGCGGCCATCTCGGCCTGCCGCTTCGCAATAAGTTCCTTGAGGGTCACTGTGGACCTTCCCGGCGCGCCAGAGGCACGCCTGTCGATGGGTGAGTGGTGGTGCTTCACCTGGCGACTGGCGGTGTCCCTGGCCGTGGCGGGGGATCCTGCGGGCCGTGCTGGTGGTGTCCGCATGCCCATGTGTAGGCGCGGAAGTCTCAGAAGGTGCGGACGCGCCGCGGGGTGTTCCACTCGTCGTCGAGCACTGCCGCGCGCTCCACCGCGGGGGCGGGGGCGGGCGGCGACTGAGAGCGGATGCCGGACGTGGCGGCGGGGTTCGCGCCGAAGTTCACGGCGGACACGTCGCCGCGGTTCACGTCGGCCT